GCTACACAAGGTACACTTATTAACAACTTAATGATGTACGGCTATAAGAAGATACCCGATAAGTTAGAGCAAGAGATTACAGAAAAGAAGCCTGTAGCTATTACTCTTACACGGAGAGTTAAGGATGATTAATGCTAACTCTTATGGAGATACGTTTTATTCTAACCCTTATATGCCTAAACTACAGCCTACTGATTACCCGAATGTCAAAGTACCTCAAACACCAACAAGTACGCTAAGAGTAGTAGACCCTGCAGAAAGACTCGATGTACTGTTATTCCACAATCATAATAGTGGTTATGACAGACACGGTAGAGTTGTTACACAGAGTCCAGGTAGCAAATTGTTAGATATAGTCATATAATAATAACGGAAAAGTATTATGCCACATCACATACAAGTAATTGTAGGTCTTATAGTCTTCTATATAGGTCTCAAGATGTTCTCTGGTGGAATGAAATCGATGGGTAACATGGAACACCTACAGTGGTTCATTGCTAATCCTATCTTTATGTTCTTTGGTGCTATTGTTCTTACATTAGCATGGCAAAGCTCTAGTCTATCTACCACGGCAATAATCGCCTTAGTAGCCTCTGGTGCTGTCCCTCTTCCAGCTGCCATCGCTGCTGTATTAGGGGCTAACTTAGGTACTACTGGCACTATATGGCTAGCTGGTATATTAGTCTCTGATGGTATGCCTAAAGATGACACACTAAGGATTGCAGTAGTACACACAGGGGTTAACCTGTTAATGGCTATTATGCTATTACCATTTGTAAGTCACATAGCTAAGTTTGTTCAAAGGATCTAACAGTGCAAGAGATAGTATTAAACGAAGGCCAGTCCGATGTTATTGAATCCCTCTTTATAGAGAATGACTGTAGGTACGCTGTAGCGTGTGCCTCACGGGGCTTTGGCAAGTCTTACTTAGGTGCTACAGCTGCAATGATAGCTGTACAAGAACTAATGGAGCTTGATGAGAGTGTCCCTAACAAGAATGTAGCTCTTATTGCCCCTACCTACCAACAAGCCGTAGACATTTACTTCCCCCTATTAGCCTATCAGCTAGGCATGGAAAGCTACGCAGATAAATCCTCTAGAGCCGCTGGTCAGTTCTGGTTCCCTAGAAACGTTAACCTTAAGCTGTGGTCCTATGAGGCTTCAGAGCGGATGCGTGGTAGTGGACAATACATGGTCATAGGAGACGAGGTCACCTCTTGGAAAGGTGCAGGGATGAACTTTAAAGAATCTTGGGAAAGTATTATTCAGCCATGTATTACTACTCGTTGGAGTGAGCAGAATGCAAAGCGCTATGGTGCTAGTCCAGGGCGTGCGTTAATAATTAGTACACCCAAGGGATATGATTATTTCTGGGAGTTATACAACAGACAAGATGTAGATGATGACTGGAAGAGTTTTCACTACACCTACCATGATTCGCCGTACCTAGATGAGACGGAAATCGAAAGGGTTAAGACTACACTAGACCCTATTAAGTTTGCTAGAGAGTATGAGGCTTCCTTTGAAGACTCTGGTAATAATGTATTTTATATGTTTAACAGGAAGAATCATATAGACAACAGTCTACCTGATTTTGAGGAAGGCGAGGATGTACACTGCGCTATCGACTTTAACGTTGGTATACAGGCTACAACCGTTTTCGCAGTCAGAGGTGGTCAGATGCACATACTTGCTGAAAGTATAGGACATCCAGACACAGAGACGTTGGCTCAATCACTAGTAGCTAAGTACAAGGGACACAAGATCATTGGTTATCCCGACCCTGCAGGGAAGGCTCGAAAGACCTCTGCTGCTGTGGGCGTTACCGACTTTAGTATCTTGCTATCCCACGGTATACAACTACGATCACATAACAAGGCTCCCCCCATAGTGGACTCGGTAGCTGCCGTTAACAAGAAGTTAGAAAACGCTAAGGGTACTATAGATATTTTTATACACCCTCGTTGCACTAACGTCATACAGTCTATGGAAAGGACTATATGGGTTGATGGTAATCCCAATACCGCTACTATCTGTAAGAAGGACGGTGTAGAACACTTCTCAGATGGTATACGGTATGCTGTAGAGTACCTCTGGCCTGTAAGGGCGGGAACAAAAGTAACAACAAGAGGCTTCGGCTTTTAATTTAAAGGAATACAAGACAATGGCAAAATACGCAACAAGACAATCCGCTAATAACGCAAAGGGTCCAAACCAAAGAGTTGTACAAGCTGGTAAAGGATTTAAACTAGTAGCAACAAACAGCCTTGCTGGTCGCGCTTCTACTACTAGTACTGGTGTACAAAAACCCCGTGTAGCAGCCAACTCTGGTAAAGGTGGCGGCGGAAAGCCTGTTAGAGCTTCAGCAGCCAGCTCTGGTAAGGGTGGTAGAAATAAACCTATTAAACCTATTTCAGCCAACTCTGGTAAAGGTACAGGTTCTTCTGGATTTAATGCTGGAAATACAGCACAAAAAGCTGTACGAAAAGTTAAACAGACAGCTCAGTCAACTACAAACAATGCAAGAATTACAGCTAAATCCTTACCTGCAAAAGCGCGGAAGCTGTATGAAAAAGTTGATACTGCTGCAGAACGCAGGGCTATTATTCAGAAATTTAAAAGGAAGGCTACCTCTGCTGTCCTCGGTAAAGATGTAGGTGGTCGTCAAGTAAAGCGTAAAGGAGGTCTTGTTGGGAAAGCAAAGGAACTTTATGCTGCAGTAGATACTAGTGCAGAGCGTAAAACCCTCTTTCAAAAAGCTAAGCGCAGAGTTACAAGCGCTGTCCTCGGTAAAGATGTAGGTGATCGTCAAGTAAAGCGTACTGGCGGAGCTGTAGGTGCAGTTAAAGCGTGGGGTTCAGCCGCACAAAAGGCTGCTATTAGGAAACTTGCAGACTTTAATCGTGGCAAGAAACGTGCAGGTAAAGCAGTAACACGTAAAGCAGTTAAGTACGGTCTTCGTAGCGGTGCGCGTTACGGTGGAAATAGTGGTAAGTAACTATGCCCTACGGTACTAAGACAGGACGCCCTACTAAAAAGAAGAAGGCACCTGTACCCAAGGGTATGCATCGTATGCCTAACGGTAAGCTTATGAAGGGTACAACCCACAAGGCTAGAAAGAAATAGAGGCCGACAAAGCCCGTACAAATGGAGATCGCTAAAGGTGGCGGTCTCCTCTTTAAGTCCATCTGAGGATTGACAAAGGAAACACTATGGCAAGATCAAGAATAAACTCTAAGTCAAAAGACTTAATTGATGATAATGGTTCTATTCTGTTATCAATAGTCAAGGGTGAGCAAGTTCAAATAGGAGTAACTTTAGGTTGGTTAACTAACTTAACAGGCTACACTCTTTTAGCTAAAATAATTGAAGCTAATAGCGCTTCTATTGATCATACAGACCCGACTAGTTTACCCACTACTCAACAGGGTAGCGGTATAATCACAACCTTACCGATTATTGATGCTACAGTATCGGACAACACTTTTAATATTGTAATTCCAGAAAGCTTAATTAATAGCTACACAACTCAGCCTCTCCCAAATGCACCCTCGTATGGGTGGATTGGGCTAGAAGTTGCTGATAATGCTGCAGGTAATGCTAAACAAATCTGGAAGCCTATGAGGGGCTTAGTTGAAATACTTTACTCCCCTTCTGAGGTGACGTAATGACAGCTTATAAAACAACTGTAACAGCAAACTCAGTAAGTATTACTCTTGATAAAACTGACCACACACTAAGCTTGTCTAGAACAGGTGGGCAAGGTGCTAAAGGCGACTCAGTAAGTAGCGTAGTAGTTAACGCTGCTAATGATTTAATAGTTACTCTTGTTAATGGAACGGGAACTATTCTTGAAATTATAAACGCTGGTAATATTTTTCAGAATGCTAAGTTACAAAACCTTATAGACGTTGAGAATGTTAACCCTTCAGACGGTGACGTTCTTATTTATGAAAGTAGCAGCTCTACTTACAAGCTACACTCTTTCACTACTACTAACTTAGCTGATGTAGATAATTCAGGAAAAACAGACGGTGCCATGTTTCTTTATGACGCCTCTTCAAGCACGTATAAAGCAACAACACAAATAAACAACGCTAACACCGTTATCTCAGGAGGCACCTTTTAATGGCAACTAAAATTATTCATAAGAAGTCAGTAACTTCGGGGGCTTCCCCTGCTACTGGTGATTTAGATCAAGCAGAACTGGCTATCAACCTTGTCAACCGCAAGATCTTTACTAAAGACAATGGTAACGCTATTGTTACCTTGAGTGGACCCTACGTGAGTACTTCTGCCCCAGCAAATCCTGCAGAGGGTGATCTGTGGTTTGACTCTACAAATAATGTGCTTAAAGCGCATAACGGCTCTGCTTTTGTTTCTGTAGGCGATTACGATAACGCAGACGCGAGGGCCGCGATCAGTGTTACAGACGCTGGTGGTGACGGTTCAGCAGCCTATAATAGCTCTACAGGAGTTATTACCTACACTGGTCCAAGTGCT